TTTTTGGTCTCATAATAATATAATCCTACACATGATATTATCATTATTATGTGACCAATACTGTTTGGTTCTATAAATAAGTTGGTCATATAATATGGTTATTATTCTCCAATAAAATGTTATATTATGTTATCTTTTAACAAACCTCAACACCACATAATAAGTCCCTTCTTCTGTTTATACATAAGCACATTATAAGACTCACTTATCCTTCTCCCTCCTATCTATAGGTCACATAATAATTAGAAAGGAGCAGGCATAAAAGCAGTTATTATGTACCCAAAACAGGTGTATAATAATAGTGTACACAACATGTTGCTCTCCAACATATTATGTGACCCTACAAAATTGGGTATTTGCCAATCAGTCCTATATTGTTTGCTACCATAGGCAGTAAATTGGCTTATTATGTGGCGAGCAGGAAAATTGGTATATATTATAGGACTTTGGTGATGGTTATAGGACACTACCCCTTTTAACCATTTTATAGGACTGATACCATGGCATCATGCGTTCATTGTGCAAATGTGCCGGGAGTTTCCAATAATCTCCAATCGGTTGACTGGTTGCCAGTTACTGATTTCTTGGTATTGGTTTACTGGGTAATGGAGGTAAAGATGAAGCTGGCGATTTTGATGATTCTGGTGTGCTTGGCGCTTGCGTATATGTGGGCAAAAGCTTACCGTAATTAGGCAGCAAATTGGTTTACTGCGTTAAAGGTCCAGAGAAAGAGGTGATAAGATGATAAGTTTGAAGGGAATACCTGGTACTGTTTGGGAAATGCTCCGAGAGGCAGTTAATTGGGCGGTAAGTACTGCGCGAATGATTGCCAAGATGATTATGCTTATTTTGGCAGTAGCAATTGCCATGTTTACTGGGTCGGTAGGAACAGAATATGTGAAGCATGTGATGGAGTGGCAACCAAAGTTGGTTGTGACAAATGTGAAAATCATAACTGGTGTGAATATAATGGATGTTAATGCACCAGTTATTGTTATACCTCCTCCTGAGTCAAGAGCAAGTATTCCAGATTTTGGTAAGTCTGGACAAGCAAGAAAGGTTTAGGGAATGGACGAAGACGCGTGTAAAGATGCTGAAGATCCTCCTGATGTTCGTTCTTGGATTCGTGACGTGGTCACTTGTGTTAGCACGATCGGCCGCATGGGATTCGCGACATACAAGCTTACTGATGGGCGTAGTCTTCGTGGACGACTTGGTTGGAATATGTACTGGTGTTTATCTGGCAAGGCAGGGAACCATTCCTGAGATAGTGGCGTGTGCATTGGGTGGAACATTTGCTGCCTTGGTGGTTACAAGGGTATGTATAAAGAGGTGAACTATGCCTTTTGAGAAAGGTCATTCTGGTAATACTTATGGTCGTCCAGTTGCACCGAGAGGTGAACTGAACGATGCTTTTATTGCAGCAATCAAAAAGGTGGAAAAGAAAACAAAAGTAAATCTACTCCGACATTTCATTGAGAGGGCATTGAAGGATGATACGGTTCTGATAAATGTCATGAGGAAACTTCTGCCTGATCTGAAGTCTCTTGATGCCTTGATTGGAGTTGTAGAAGATAGGATGGAACCTGACGAGGCGATAAAGATTCGAGAAGCACTTCGTAGAGGTATGGGTGTAATTAAATGTGAAATAGAAAATAAACCACTAAAGAAGGAAACTAAAAATGTCTGATATGATTCCATTTGGAGATCAGTTGTTAGAAAAAATAGAAACTGGATTCAAACTCTCACAACCAACTATTATTTGGAATTTTACACGCGAACAATTGATTGCTGAGATTTATCGTTTGGAGATTCTATTAGGAGATAGAAAGAAACTTCTTGGTGATGTAGACAAATTGGGATAATCAATGTCAATTCCAAATGAATCAATTATGGTTAGATGTTTGGCTGATAAAGACAGAAATAGTTGATTGGATAATTCCATGCAAAAGACTGGATATTTTGTTAATCCTGGATCAATAGGGCATTATTCAGTTACTGGATTAGGGTTCAAACCAGGTAGTATTCAATTCTTTATATCCAAGAATGATGGAATGAATACTTGGTTCTGTGAGGGCCATGGATTTGTAGACGATCAAGGTAATCAAAACTGTTCTGCTTGGACTGGTAATTATAGTAATCGATTTTTGGGTGATATGAAAACTGATAGGTGTTTGTATGCTTTTAATGCTACACCTACAGTGCAAGTAAATGCTACACTAGTATCAATGGATGAGGATGGATTTACTTTGAATTTTACTGTGGCAGGTAATACTGCTTTTTCTATTAGATGGTTAGCTTCTTCTAATGATTCTGATGGGAGTACAACTATGATGACCAACACTTCAGAGTTTATTTACCAGAGAGGAATACAAAGAATATTTTACTCAACAAAGAACTCAGTAACTGGTAAGATAGTAACTATGAAGAGTTATTGTCCACTATTAAATTGTCTGCCTATAGATACCTTTACTGAAATTGGTGATGGTTTATACTATCTAGATTTCAACTTTGAAAAAATAGGTAATTATATTGCTACTCTATATGAGGATGGTGTAGTAATAGGTGCTATTGTTTACAGGTGTACATTATGATTCTTGCTCAAACTGACCTTGCAATCATCATTCCTGCTTTTTTGGGTTTAGTTACAGTGGTAGTAGGTTTTGGCAAAATGTTGGTAGCTCACACAGGAGATACTAACAAACACCCTAGTTGTGACGATGTGGTATTCAAGGATGTTTGTATCACAGCACATGGGGCAATAGAAGCACAGTTTGAATCTATGGAGAAGCATAATCAAGAAAGACATGAGGAACTGAAACAATACACAAAAGAGAGATTTGATGAGATCAAGGATCAGATAAATGGAGATAGAGGTAAAACAGGTTGAGTAGACCAGCTAAACCTCGTGCACCTGTTGGATTGCCATCGATAAGTACGATTCAGCTTGTTGGCAATGATATTGCTCTATATAAACCACTCACACCAGAGCACGCGAGATTCCATCAAAGTCAAGCAATGGTTCGCTGGCTTTTTGGAGGCAACCAATCTGGCAAAACGTATACCAATATGATGGATCTGTGTATGATTGCCTTAGATGTTCATCCATTTCGTAAACCAATACCCAATGGAATCCACTGGGTAGCAATAGAATCTTGGGAACAAGTGAGGGATTCACTTTGGAATGATTATATTTCCAAGTTTATTCCTCAATGTAATATCCGCCATATCATGTATGGACAGGATAGAATCCCTAAAAGGATTGAGTTGAAGAATAACCATGTGATTGAGTTCAAGGCATTCAATCAAGGTAGAACACTATTTCAGTCTCGGAGAATCAATACCTTCCATGGTGATGAGCAGTGTCTCAGTAATTTTGAGGGTATTCTTTCTGAGATCATAATTAGGTTACTGGTGAAGAATGGTTTTATGTCTTGGTCACTTAGTCCTATTGATACCCAACCTGAGTTGGAGTCAAGAATAGAGGATTTACCAGATACGGATGAAACATTCATTGTTGATATGGAAGATAACCGCAAAAGTAAAGGTGGTTATATTGACGATAATACCATGGATAAAACCATAAGTTCCATGTCTGATGAAGTGAAAGCATGTCGTGTTCATGGTAGATTCTCCAAATACTTTGGATTGGTGTACAAGGAGTTCAGCAAATCAATCAATGTGGTACAACCTTTCGATATTCCAGATGATTGGGTAAGATATCGCGGTGTGGATTTTGGGTTTACTAATCCATTTTGCTGTCTGTGGGTTGCCAGATCACCTGATGATGACTTTTATGTGTATAGGGAGTATTACAAAGCCCAAACATCTATTATGACACATATTGAGGTGGTGAATGAACGGAGTGATGGTGAAAATTTCCAAGGAACTTTTGCTGATCCTGAAAATGCGGAAGACAGAAGTGTGATGAGGAAACATGGTATTCCTACCTTTACTGCGAAGAAGGATGTTCAGCGTGGTATTGAGAAGATGCAAGAGAAGTTGAAGGTGAAGGAAAATGGAAAACCAAGCTTGTTAGTGTTCTCTACTTGCAGAAATCTCATAAGTGAGTTTCTTTCATATAGCTATCCGAAAGGAACTAAGGCAAGGAATGCTTCAGATCTTCCTACACCTAAGAAAGACCATGCTGTTAGTGCATTGCGATATGTGATTTATAGTTTGTGCCATGGCAAGAAGAAAGGCAGAGTGATATATGACGGTGAGTAAGAAACCTAAGGTTGAAGCAAAGGAGAAACGGAGAACAGAAGTTGAGGTTCTCAATCGTGGAGCAGTGTATACGAGGCTTTTCAAATCTGCTGGTACTGAGATTCTGGAAAGCAAACAATTGTTACAAGAAGTGAGTTTTCTATCTGAGCATGATTTGGTAGAGTTTCCATTTATGCCAGAAGCCATTTTACTTTTCTATGAGTCCAACTCTATCTTTTTTGCGTGTGTTAATCAGATCGCGAAGGATATAGCTGGTAGAGGTTGGACCCTCCAGAAGGTTGAAGGTGCTGCAGACGACCAAGCAGAGTTGGCTACTGCGAGAGCATTTCTGGATGATGTATATCTAAATTCTACTGTTAGGGATCTTGTTGTTGAGTTGGGTGTAGATTGGGGTACAATCGGTAATTTCTATGTTGAGGTTATCCGTAATCAAGCTGGTAGGGTAGCAAATTTGTTTCGTATTCCAGCTCAAACTATGAGGGTGAGTAAAGATAAGAAGACATATTGCCAGTCACGTAATGAGAAACATGTGTGGTTCAAGGCTTTTGGTAATCCTGACCAGATTTCCAGTGTGACTGGTAAGGTTATGGGCCCTGAGGATAAGCCAACTGATATAGCGAATGAGGTGATACACTATAAATCACCTTTTCCCAAGTCTGATTATTATGGTGCACCTAATATCATTTCTGCAATTGGTGATCTGGTAGGTCTGATTGGATGCAGAGATTACAATCTGTCATTTTTCGATAATTTTGGGTTGCCAGCTGCTATTATTACCTTAACTGGTGATTGGGATGAAGGTGCCGAAACCAAGATTCGGAACTTTCTCAAGACTGAGATTAAGGGTGCTGAGAATGCACACAAATCTCTGGTTTTGTCACAAACTGAAGATTGTAAAGTAGAAATCAAACCTCTTGATCCGAATCCAATAAAGGATCTTAGTTTTGACAAATATGAGAAATCCCGCAAGGAGAATATCCTGATTGCTTATTCCATGCCTCCGGAGCGTATTGGCATGCGAGTTGTAGGTCAATTGGGTGGGAATGTTGCTGAGGAGTCTACCAAAGTTTATACTGAAAGTGTGATAGAACCACTTCAGTTGGTTATGGAGGCCATCTTCAACAGACTTCTCAAGGATTTGGGAATTGTTAAATATAGGATGAAGCTTATGGCTTTGGATCTCAGAAACATGGCTGCAATTTCTGATCGTCACGTGAAGGAAATTGAGCATGGTATTCTGACACCCAATCAGGCGTTGAATGAGCTTGGTTTGCCACCTTATGAAGGTGGAGACCAACATTATATCATGGCTCAACTGGTTCCCATAGGCCAAGTTGCTGCGACTCCAGGAGTTATCAAACCAACCATGAAGCAGTTGGAGAAGGCATTTGATGAGCATAGGACTAATACATCGAAGGCTTGATAGATCAAGGTTGATTCTTGAGAACAAACTCAGGCCACAGGTATCGTTGTTTCTGGATAAACTTGCCAGTCAAGTGAAGTTAGATTTGACTGGTAAGTTGAAGAAGGCGAAGTACAAGGATCCTGTAGATTGGGGTGCCATTGAAGGTGTAGGTATAGGTTATATAAAACCTGTATTGATAGATGCCTTTGCACAAGGAGCCAATTCAGCTTATGAAGTTGTAGGTCTTCGTGGGGTATATGATATCTACAACCAAAATGCAGTTGATGCCGTGAACAAAGTCTGTTCCAAGATGATTAGAAACATCACTGAAGAAACAAGGAAAGCAATCAATAGGCAAATTGCTGCAGATATTGAAGAAGGAGCAGGTTACTATAATATCATGCAGGATTTGCGTTCCTTTGTTGGATTAACTGATCTTCAGGCACAGAAAGTAGAAGATTTTAAAGCATGGTTGACGCGTGAGTATCCGACTGCACCTGTGAAGGAAGTAAACCAAAGAGTGGATCTGGTGCGTGGTAGGTTATTGGAAGATAGACTTTC